TTGTTTATCTTCGAACTGTGCTTGGTTTTGCATAGCTCTCATAGTATCTAAGCTAATTCTACCTTCATCATAAGCTTTTTTAGCTTCGTTTTGTCTAGCTTTGATGTCTAGTTCTCTAGATTTTAGTTTAAGTAGTGGATCACCACCTAATTCACTAATAATTTGTTCTTCTTCCTTCATATAATCTCTAACCATTTCAGAAATCAACACTGCTTTTCTAGAATTAATTTTATTTGTAAGCATTGTTACTTGTTGAACTAGTTGTTGGTTCTGTGGTTGCTGTTGTAGCATCTGTTGCATCTGTTGTGCTTGAGCTAATTCTTCTTGAAACTCTAATTGTATTTGTTCTTGAGCCATTAAACTAATTCTTTCTAATATATTTTTTTGTAATGCACCCATAATGACTGGTGAGTTTTGTACCATATTAGATTGCATAAAATTTAAGTGTGAATCAATGTGAGCTTTATGGTCTTGTCCAGGAAAAGCTTGAAAAGGTTTCATACCCATTGCTGCAATTTCTTCTAATGCAGGATCAATGGGTTGAGGTTGTTGCGGTGGAGGTAATATCGCATTGATATTTTTTACCCCGACCGCTTCATACATAGATCTGTACG